TACCGGATGGGGATTGATAACAGAGGCCCTTAAAAAGGGGGTTGATATCATTGAAAACGTAATGATCTCCGTTTGGTAATTTCCGAATCATCTTTTCAAACGAAGTAAAATGTAACGCTTTCCCCCTTTGGCGCGCCTTATCATCCACGGGAGCATCGGCGTCAATCACTACAAGTGAACGCCGCTGTTCCTCAAGCCAATCCGTTACCTTTTGCTTATCCCGCGCGCAATCATCGAAGAATTTAAGCGCTTTCGCCTTATCTTCGTCTACGATCCCTACGTGTTTACGTCCGGCCATACTACTTAATGAATTCCTTCCAAAGTGTAAAAAGTGTTAAAAGGGCGGAATAGCCCCCAAGTGCGCCCATAAGATACTTCTCCACGTGACGTATCCTGTTCTCGTGGTCCTTCAACATATCCTGCTGTCCATTTACTACAACCTCTAATTTCTCGACGAGCCTATCGAATTCTTCTCGAATCACTGTGATTAGGTTATGCTCCATTTCGTTATTTTTTAATTTACCTCCGGGGGAGTTCCTGGGAATGTCGTCACAGCGACGATGGTGGGGGGCTCGAAGGTATCCGTCGTTACTGTGAACGTAGTAGAGGGCTCTGTGGTCATTAGTTGATAATTGATATCACACAACCACGCTACATATTCCGTATTCGGCGGCGTAATATCACTCGTATAGAATACTTTTGTATTCGTCTCGGGAGTTCCAAGTTTGATACGAATCATATAAAACGGAGGGAGCGCGATGGGGGACACCATATCGGAGGGTTTCACGGTGGGCCAGTTAGTACCTCCACTTTGGGGCGGCACTACACCGATGAGAAGCCATCCATCTAAGAGATCCCCATTGGACCAATATATAGTACCAGTTGCCGTTGATTTCCGAGGTGCGCTCATTTCGTTATTTTTTAACTCCCTTATTCAATTTTACCTCATTTCGTTCCCTCATAGGATTAAAGAAAAACGCCCCAAAGGTTTGAGTTACCCCTGGGGCGAATGAATTAAGGAACGAAGGAATGAGACTAACCTAACAGTTTTTACGGGGCGGTTTTGGCATGGGAGCGGGCTTAGATTTACTCTTCATCCCTTATGCCGCCCCCGTTGCATTCCCTAGATTATAAACCACCTCTACGACAACACTAAGTTGGGTTGCAGCAGAGCCATTGGCACCAGCCGTAGTATTGGTGATGGTAATAGTATCCCCAGCGGCTAGAGCAAGATCGGCGGCGGTTGTAGTTAGAACGGGATTAACACTCGTGGTAAAGGCTGTCACACCGCTGGAGCCGATAGAACGAGTAATGGTACCAGCGACGTTATTTGAAGAAATAACCCCAGCGGTACCAAGCACGTTTACAGCCGAGCCTACAGCGACATTTTGAGGACGCTTAGTGACCGTGATGGTATCAGTACGATCTGAGGACTGGGTAACAAGAGCGGATGCAAAGACACCTGTGACAGTGCCCGCGTAGGGAATAACAAAGGTGGCAGAACCAGTTGCGGCAGTGGCTTGATTTAGGACAAACCGAGTTTTATAAGTACCTTCGGCATATCCAGTGGTAGCGACATTTCCAAGCAATTTAAGTGATGGCATTTTATTTTATCCTCTCTTAGAGCCCCAACCGCGTCGGCACATCCCAGGTTACATACCGGAAGTTACCACCAATTCCCGAGGGACCTTCAGTTACTACACCTAAGAATGTATAACGGTAGGAAACGATGGTGCCCATTTCGCCAGTGGGATCGTATGGGGTCGGGCCACGACTGGAGATGGTGTTGATGCGGAACTTCTGGGTATTAGGGTCGGTAACATCAGAGGGTGCGGCACCTTCCAGAGATGAGTAACCGACGCCATTCTTTGCGAATAGATAGGCGCGATAGGTATTCGGTGAACCTGCGGTAACATTCACGTTCGTGGTACGGAGCCACTTAACGCCGTTGAACACATCCCCACCCTGCTTACGCGCGTTGGTGTCGCTATTAAGGAACTTAGGCGCGCCCTGGTACTTGAACATGTCCGTGTAGCCGTTCACAGCGGGATCGTTAACAACGTCGAACCAAGTATAGGGGTGAAGAATACAAAGGAAGTTACCATCATCGAACGGGAGAAAATCACGACCTTGGAGGCGAGTATAGCCCCCGCGAACGTCCTCACTCGTTAGGTAAGTATCATTCGCGCTAATCACCGTGGAGGCATTGAAGTTATCAATGACGGCCCGCATGATTAGATCGTTAGAAAGACCCGCTTGGTAACCGAGTAGATCAGAGGCGTTCTCCGCAATCTGATCAATGGCGGTATCTTGGACGAAGGAAGAAAGGGACATGAACGCGGAATATTGGGACAGATCCCCGCCCACGATCTTAGAAGTCATCGTCAGAGATGTACCAACGGTGCCTTCACGGGAGGGGGTAGTGGAGCCCGTCATGTTGTCATAACGGAACCACTGACAGGTGCGCCCCACTCGTTTGGGCATCATATCGCTAAAGGCAGGTTCCTTAAAGCGAAACGTTTTCTGTGCCCGGTCAAGACCCACTTTTGAGTAGTACGTAGCTACTAGGTGGGCTAGCCCAGTGCTCGAAGTCGTTACACCAACAGGTACGTATGCCATATGTTAGAGTTTTCTCTCTTTCAATTTTAGTATAACATGGGGGATTTTTAATGATCCCCCACGTATAACTTAGATCGAGAGCCTTAAGTGATTATAAAGGAGGGGTAATAATCGGTGATAGCCTTTCGGATCGCACCGATCTTATTCGTAGCGGTCATCCCAGGGGTATTAACAATCTTCCCCACCAATACAACACGATCCTCATCGTTCATCTTAGGTGGCTTAGCCATCTGGAGGAACTCTTGGTAATCATAGGCAATCACGGAGTCACCAGGGGGAGTAACGATAAAGACGAAGGAACCATCCCGCACGGGGTAATCGATGGGGGCCAGTTGAGGATTCCCCGCGATGTTAATTTCTACTGCTTCTGAGGGTGAGAGGGCCTTCTTAACGATATAAGGAACACCCTGGGGGAACATATACGCATGTTCTGTTAGGGTATTCACAACCGTATAGTTATAGGTGGAAGTGAAAAGGGGGTTGTTGCGATCAATCGGTGTGAGCGCAATCTTACCCTCCGGTGTGCGCGCGAAGAAGTTATATTCTAACGCCGCCCCAGAAACGGCCCCCCAGAAACCAAAGGGGTTAGAATAGATCGGAGAAGGATCTCGCCATAGCTTAGTGGGCTTCGTTGGGTTTCGTGGCGCAGGTTGACCGGGGGCCTTTTGAGCCCAATCGGCTTCATTCTTGAACCAGTTAATTCCGCCCGGAATTAGATCATAGATGGTGTAAGGCATAAATTAAACTCTCCCGCCTAGGGCCGCGATAGTGCGCTCCAGATCCTCCTTAGACATCTGTGGCGCAAGACGAACGGCCATATCTAACTGCGACGGAGGGGCACCACCATTCTGGATATTTGAGGTAGAGGGAGGGGGTGGTGGGGCTCCGTAGTTGAATGCACCCGGTTGACCACCTTGTAGAGTCTGTAGTAACTGTTGCCGCTGTTGTTCTCTAAAAGCGTTCTCATCGGGGATCAACTGCTTAGAAACCGCCCACGAACTTGCGATTTCCAAATTTTGGGCCGTAACGGGCATCCCGTTTTGTTTACAAACGGCCTCTAGGCCCGTCATGATGCGAGTATCACCGTAGAGGGGATGCGCCATCGTAAACCGTTGCCGCTCCAACTGTCCCTTCAATTCATCTAACTCCGCAAATCGGGACGAAAGCGCCGTCTCAAGCGTTCCCCGTGGATCACTCACCAATCGCTGAACAAACGCTACCGGATCGTCCTCACCCACTGGTGCTGTAGGTGTAGTAACTGATGGGGGAGGGGGAGTGGATTGTGCCGCCAATCGCGCCTCCCACTGTGACCGCTCATTTTGATAAGCCTGTGCGAACACCTGCATTCGCTTATCGAGTTCTCCCTGAAGCTCCTCGGGGGACTTAACACTAATTGTCTCGTTCCCAAATCGAACGTTAAGTGGAGCCCCCGATGGAGTAGATCCTGGACCACCTCCTTCCTTTTCTAGATACTTCGCAAGCGTGGCATCAAGGCCATTATCAACGGTTCCCGTGGGAGCCGGATTTAGTACATCACTCATTTATATAAAAAACCTTTCCTAAATTCAATTATACCGCTTCGCCCCACTTAGGAGCGCCCACCCAAGAAGGTTTCCTTACCTAGGGAACCCTCCGCGATCCAGGGGTGGTCATGCGTATCTCGTTCATTCTCTGCGAAGAGAAATTGTTGCTGGCTTTCCGTTACCTTTTGGGAAACGGTTTCCCTCAAAGTTTTGATCTCACCGATGACGGAGTTACATCCCCGGAGGTTATTAATTAACTGAATATCCTCATCCGTGGTGGAATCACACTCAAGAACCCCACGGGAAGTATCCGCTAGGGATTCATCCAGGATCTTCTCTAGGATTGCGTATCCTGGGGAGAGGAACATCTGGTGGAGGGCACTTAGGGCCGCTTGGTTTAAGTTATCGAATTCCATTTAGTTACGTTTTATCCCCGCGTTTCCGATCCGTTTGCACAGCGGAACGTCTCACTCTGACATTACCAACGCGGGGTTCATTCTCCTTCAATTTCAAATTCTGCGCGTGGGACTCTTCCTTCTGCCTTAGCGCCTGTCGATTCATGAGCGCCTTCGTTTGAAGATTCATTCCCATCTCACTTTGCTTCGCTCGGAGCCCCATTTGATGCTCTTGGGCTTTCATTTGGATCTCCCCCTGCTTAGCTCTTAGTTTAGCTTGATCCATGAAGATTTTCAACTGGGCAACGGCTTGTTTAGCGCGCATATCCTGTTCCTTCATTTGGATATCTTTTTCCTTGAGGGCCATCTCCGCCTGGGTTTCCATTTGCTTCATCTGGATTTCCTCAGGCGTGGGGCCGCTCCCCTGGGTTTTCATCTGGGCGATCTGGAGAGCGGTTTGGTTCTTTTGCGCTTCGCCTTGGGCTTTCATCTGGCCCATTTGTAATCTAGTCTGAGCTTCAAGTTGAGCTTTAGCCATCTCAGCAGGTTGTTTGGCTTGTTCTTGGGCCTGTTGCTGCTGCTGCATGAATTGCTGTTCTTCGGGGGTTAGTTGACGGACGATGTTATAACGACGGGGCACACCAGTGGCGTCCATTAGCATTTGGATTAATTCCCCAAAGTCAACCGTTTGGCCGCTTTGATTCAGCATCCCGATAACCTGCCCATTCATCACGTTTTGCGCAACGAATTGGTACATCTGGGTTAGACGGTCACGGGAGAGCATTTTTGAAGCCGCTCGCGCACGTACACGAGTGGCGCTCTTGAAGGCTTCCGCGCTAACTTGTAAAAATCTAACATCCTCGGGGTTATTCGGATTCCTCACCACACCGGGAACAGTATCTTGGGAGGTAAGGTGGATCTCGCTCATCTTAAGCGCCTTCCACACCGAAGGGATGATGCCATAGTTCTCGAAGTTATCCACCAATGGATACAAACGTATAGCAGAACCTTGTAACTGGGTATTTACTCCAGAAGCGGTACGATTTGCGTTCGAGGGAGAAGGCATCCCACTTAACATCGAGTTAATGCCCGTCTTACGATCCGCACTATTTTGGATAAACCCGATCTCTTGGAAGATATCCTTCGTCACATCCTGTTGTTGAATTGCATTAAACTTCTCTGGCTCATCCATCTGGTACATCGACCCAGGCCCCCAGGTTTGCATTTGGGGAGTGAACATAAACCCACGTGGAACGGCCCTAGGTGGGAAAAGTGATAATGTAACCTGATCGAGGCGCGCGTTCACTAGGGATTCTAGATAACGATGATTCGCCTCCTGCATATCGGCAATAGATAGAGAATAGGGGGAGGAGGTATAGACGTAACAGGGAATGAGAACATAGGGGATGAACCCATAGATGTTCTTATCCTTATACATCACGACCCGTCGATTAAGAATCCAAATGATCTCACCTCCCGTATAATATTGGAGGAGTTCGATTCGCTTCTGTGAGGGAACCGGGGAATTATCAGAGGAACCTACGGAGTAATTTACCCCATGGAGGGATTCTTTAAATTCCTTCCCTCTATCCCCATCCGTCTTTGTCAAGCCCTGCGAGAGCGTCCAAAGGGCGTCCTTATCGGGAATGAACATCCGCTTATCACTACGGAACATCTCTAGTTCATCTATCGTAAGGAAGGTACGTTCGATAACGGCGCGCGCGCGGTCGATGAAAGGCCCTGGACAAGCAGGATCGAAGTAGATGTTACGGGGATCTTTGCGAGTGACGAAGGGGATCTTCTTATCAGAGTTAAATTCTACCTTCAGAATTCCCGCGCCGTATAGTAACTGATCTTTGGCGGCATTCTTATACTCAATCTCCGCGCTCATCTGGTTCAACTGGGGGTAGTTAAACGCATAGTCCATATACGCCCCTTGTTCCCGCGCGGCCTTTGGATTTCCCCCCACATCCGCTTCGATGGAGAAATATTCCGGCTGGGAGAAAAGGGACTGGCAGATCATCGCATAAGCGGCTTCCACTTGCTCAGAGACAATCCCGGAGCCAAGATTCGAGCGCAGGAGCTTCGTATTTGGCCAGTAACGTGGCTCCACATAGGCGCAATAGAGGGCGTCATTTAGCCTCCACCGGCGTTCTGTCGAAGTTCGCTCACGTTCGTAGTAGTAAAAATCCTGGAGAACCTTCGTTAGCGCATATTCGTTGGATATCTCCTGGGTGGAGAGCTTAAGCGGGGCCGCATCGAGAGAAATTATCTCCGTCTCGGGGACTACACCGTATTCGGGCACGTTTTACTTTCCCTTCGCGTTATTTTGGGGTACGTATGGGGTCGTGGAGGGGGTCCCATCGGCGTTATTGAAGGCCATTTTGTAGATAATGAGGACATTTAGGGCAAGTTTGGCCGCACTTGCGATTTCAGGGGGGATATCTGGGTTAGATTTCGCGAGAGTTTCCGCAATTTCAATCGCGACGGTGGACCCAAGGGCCGCTTTGAGGCCAAATCCCACCTTTGAGGCACCTTTTCCGAGCTTTTTTAGCCATCCCATCTTATCAATAATTCTCCTACATCAATTTTACCATCTATTTAACCCCGGAAGTTTCCGTAGTAGGATTCGATGAGGTTATCGGGGGTTACTATACAGGTGGAATCGGAGTTAAAGGGGCCTGTGTCCATAGGAAGATTGCCGGTGGCTATGATAAATTCCGTTACAGCGGTGGGATCGTCAAAAATGGGGACGTATTCGTTTGGAACCGTAGATTTTCCATACTCCTTACCGAACCAATCCCGAGTATCGAATATATCCGAGATCGCATCCAAGATATCGTCCGACGTAGAACGTGGGAATTCACGAAGTTCTTGGATTAAGCCCGCCCAAGCGGTATCGGTAATCTTATCTTTTACAAACCGAATGTCCCCAGTCTTATAAGGCTGTTGAAGGGTGAGCCGAATACGCTCCTCCTTCTCCTTATTCGCGGGCCTTTTCGTCCATCTGATTGAGGGTTTGTAGTTGGCGGGATTTGTTTGCCACTCGCGTTCTAGCGCTACACGTAAGCCACGTGTGAAATTAACCTCTTCCATTACTAGATAGGTGGGACGAAGTTTGTTACAAATGCTGAGTAAATATTTAACGCTTTCATGGGGTTGCCACTTTTCTCTCACCAACATATCGATGTAGGTCCTACCAACACGGTCGATAGTGGCGTGGGCAAAGACAGTCCAATTGGCGCGCTCACTTACGGTTTCTGCGAAGTCTACAGAAAGAATGGAGTACGATTTAGCAATAGCCTCATACTCCGCGCGTGGACACACCGAGGGGCGCTCATATTTATCATCTTTCATCACAACAGGAAAGTCTAAAACGCCCCCACGACCACCTATCGGGTTATTCCTGGATTGGGCTGCGAAGTTGGCGGGCTTTTCTTCCTCTGTAAGTAGTAACTTTTCTACTGTCCCAAAACGCCCGCTCATATAGGGAGGGAAGGATGGGATGGGATTTCCATCGGCATCTTTCTTATCTGGAAGTGCTAGTTCTTCCGGAGTATACTTGCGTTCCTCTTCCGGCATATCTGGTTTAAAGATTCCGCGACAGTAAACCGCCCACTCGCTTTTTCCTGTTTTAGCGATGTGTTTCTTTCTTTTATCTAAGATATTTCCGTAGAGATCTCCGAAGTGATAGCGGGTTCCCTCTACATCGATCCAATAACCGAGGCCGATTAGGAGGTATTCCGCCTTTTCAAACTTATCGATTGTCTTTAAGCACTGGTCAAGAGTTTCTGTATTCTCAGGCTCTACAACGTCAGAGTATTTACATACTTCAAAGTGATAACCAGCTAAGCCCGCATCAAGGGACGCCGCCATGAAGGATTTTTCACGCCTAGTAGATTGGCGCTTGTGTTCGATATCCCATATGTCAAAATGCGCCTTCGTTCCGTAATCATAGACCTTATCGGCAGGGGGGCATAGTTCTGGGAAGAGGGCGCGAAATTTACCGTTGAACTGGAAGTGTTCCTTGATGGACTTAATGATTGTTTCAGCTTTATCGAGCTTATATTGGAAGATGGCGATGCAAGCCTGGGGGTAGTTAAGAAGCCACTGGATAGAATGACACTCGCAGTTAATGGTGGTTTTTAGCGATCCGCGAAAATCAAGGATTAATCTGCGCCGCGCACCTTGAACTAGCTCAATATTCGGCTGAACGGGGGTATAGAGGAAGGAGCCGTTTTGGAATTTGTCCTTCTCAATCGCTTCCTCTTTACTTTTCGGTTTCGGGAATTTCTGGAGAGTGTGAATGAGGGGGCCATTGAAATCTTCACTTATATCCGGCTTTCCTAGGACGTTTTTAGAGAGATATAGTAGATCAGTCCGTGCCCGCCATCTTGAGAGCCGAAGGGAATTGATCTCCTTCGGTGATAATTTAACGAGATCCACCTTATCGTTCCGCGAGATCTCATCTATAAGTTCTTTGGCCATCGTTTTTATCTAATTATAATCCACGTATTGGCGCGATTTAATTCGCCCGTCACAGGTCACATTAACCGTATAGGGCGCGGCAGATAGGCTAATGGGGGTGTGAGTACGGTAGCGATTAGTTCCACCCGCGTCAGTCCAACTATCAACGACGGAGTTAGTGTTGGTGTTTACTATCTCCCCGGTACAAGCACTTGAGCCATAGGAAGTGTAGGCGATTCCGCTTGCATTGGCGCGGGTTATCTTCATTTCCATGTAGTGATAATCCGGCGTTCCTGCTTCCGCCCCCGCTGATGCGTAGTTAACTTGAGTCCAATTAGCCCCTAACGGCCCCCCTGTACTACTAGTGGTAGCAGCAGGACTCGCACCAGGACACCCCACATCCGGGGTTCCAGCCCCCGTACAAAGGGTATAATCCCCGCCTTGCCCGCTGTTGTAATTAACAAACCTCACATCGGCCATCGTGGCAATACGTTGATTTGTGGCTGGGCACACTCCGGCGCTGTAATATGTTGTATAGGTTCCGGCTCCTAAGCTGTTGGTATCAATAAGAGCTTGGTTATTCCACGTCAACCCCCCACCGTCGATTTGATCGATGAAAGCAGAACAGGTTAGGTTATAGTAGGAAAGCGGGGTATTGCCCGTACTCGCCCAACTCCACAGGTTATCTCGGATAGTCACATTAGCGGTAGGGGAAGTATTAAGCGCTAATCCTTCCATTGCCATCCCAGTACCACCAAAATTGCGTTGATAGATGAAGGTGTTATTTGTAATGTTGAAATTTTTCGCAACCCCAGATGCTTGCACCTGTTTTCCGCCCCCAGAGGTGAACTGATCTACACCATTAGTAACCGTAGGAGATACCAGCGATCCCCCAAAGTTCTCTATCATGTTGTTGTTAATGGTGATGTTGTTGGTATTTACAAAGACATTCAGGTTGCCGCCCCAGGAAATAGTAAACGCTTGCCCGGTTTGTGCTATGCGGTTGTTGTTAAAAGTGATATACTCGGGGCGGGCGGAATAATTGTTATCAAAGAAATTGTCAACGTTGTTCAACAAAACCGCAGTTCCGACTTGGGATTGATCAAAGGTAGATGCTATGTTGTAGATGTAATTCCCTTCTGCTAACACCCCCCTACCGTTTTTAACCTCAAATCCGTTTTTAACCCACGCTCGGTTAGTACGTACCACTACGCTTGGGGTCCACACCCCACCTATACATTCCCATTTACCCAGCGGGGCTACCTTTTCTTGCCAGAACGCCCCGGTAACGCAAGATTGTGTGGTGTCTAGGTAAAACGAGGTATCGAAATCTTCCCAGTGCCATAGAACGGGATCACGTGTGTAATAGTTTCCCCAGAAGTGAAACGAGGTGGGAACCATCCAAGCTATCCAAGGGGTTTGGCCCCCGACAATCGACCCAATAGCCCCATCAATGTGATTGTTGTAGAAGTAAGCAACCGTTCCGTTATCCACCGTTAACCCGCGTGATTCCCCCTGTCCGTGATCGGTGGAATCCATATTGTTGTCGTAAAAACGGCTATTGCGTACCGTTATGTTGCGGCCATTTGCGAGTAATCCAATTTGATTAGCACTCGCGCTGGCGGAAGTAATCCAAGTAGCGGAGGCTTGGCCGTGGGCAAGTACTTTATCTACCACGATGGTGTGGGGGAGTTGCCATAATTGGCGCGCTTTGGTGATGCCATCGGTATCGATTCCGATAGAAATTAACCCATAGGCGTTACGCCCGTTGGTGTTGTAGTAGGCGTCAATCCCGGTTAGAAGATAATGACTCGCCACGGCATCGGATATAGCCCCACCCACTGTGTTTGGGCGGATATGGATAGCGCCGAATAGATCCGCATTTTGTTCCAGTCGAAATAACTTCGCGGTATCACTGGTAGTGACGCGAGTTCTGGGGGCTAATTCACCGACCTTACTAGATCGAATCACGATAAGTTTTTTGGAGGGGGTTTGATTATCTAGGGCAATCCAGTTCCCCGCAATCGTAACACCCGCCTCAACCTCTACCACACAGGGGGATGTAGATGCGAGGGTACGGCAGTAGTCAACCGCGTTCTGTAAACCAGTAGTGGTGGCGGGGTAGTCCCCACCGCTGGTTCTCACAGTTTTTAACGTTACTCCTGCGTCTAAACTGGGTAGCACCGCTATTGCTAACATCCCCCAATATAGTAAGCTACTCATGGTATTATCCCTTTACTCTTCTAACCATGAATAAACCAACACGTCATTGCCTGATGTGTTATTAGACATACCCCCGACCCAAATTTGATCCGGGGTGGCGAGGTATGTGTTATCCGATAGTAATTCAGTCCAATTCGTACCGTCTGGGGATATACGGTAAATGCAAGTAGTTCCACCAGTTACTTCGAGCTGTATGTAAACTAGTTGATTTGATAATCTAGCAGCACCAATAGCTGAATTGGCGGAGAACGTTGTAACATCGCTATAATTACTAATGCTCTGGTAGGTGACACCTGAACTACTGTTCTCGAACCTAAAACCTTGCAAGCGATTGGTTGCAGAATCTCTGAATCCTACACCACACACATTTACGGTTGATGCGGCTCCACCTGCCGTTTGGACTCCGGGGCACGCAATAGCTACCGTCAACTTGGTAACCGCACCCCGAGTTTTGCCATATGGTCGCCAACCGTTCGTGCCCGTAGTAAGGGTGAGTTTCAGAGCATTACCTGTACTCGTTGTGGTAGCCGTGGCGGTACCCGCGTTAGTTACATATGATTTGCCTGTAGTATTGGGCAACGTTGCAGGATACATACCGGGCATAAGGTAGTTGGTTGATCCTATTTGCAAAAACACTCCATTAGCTGCAACTGTAGATCCCCCTCCCTGTACCGTCCATGTGTTGGCCGCAGTACACCCATAACTATTACTACCTGCTGTTGCGTCACTCTTGAAGTAAGTATCCCCCACAGCGCAAGTTCCTGGTAAAGAAGTTCCGGTTTTATTGGGAGCGGATGAGGTGGAGGCAGTAGCGTCTATGCGAGTTACGATATCGTAATCATTCGCAACCATTTGGACTTGAACCGGATCAACTGCCTCGGTTACTACAGACCCCGTTACGGAGGTAGCCATCCCGGTGCCGTTTTGGAATCTAAAGCGAGTGGAGAAATCTCGTAAGTCAGTTACACTCGCCCATTGACCGGATGTGATAGTGCCCGAGGCGATAGAATATAACCCCTCAGGGTCTTGGGGAGTAACGGTCGGGACACGGGTGCAGTTAGTACACGTGATGGTCAAACCCGCCGCAGTTGAATCCTCTACTACGATTGTTTGTGAGTCGGTGCAATAAACGACGTAGGAACCATTCCCAGAACCAGCCGTTATGGTGGCAGTAGCGGCAGATTTAGATGCCCCCCAACAACGGCCAGCGGCGATATTAAGAACCGTACCGGGGGTTGCGGTAAGAGACGGTGTGAAGTCGGTGATGATGGATTGGAATACGCCCGCGCCACTGGTGATGGTGCAATCGGTTCGGGTTGCCCCGGAGTTATCTACACAAGAAACGGTGGAGCCGATAAAATTTAACTTATTCCGTTGGGTTAGATTGGAGCCTTCGTCCATGATAGTTTGGTAGGCTTGGGAGATGGTGGAGCGGGTGGGGATGGATGAGATTTGGGCGTTCGTAGTTAGGAGGAGCATCCATACGTAGAAGAGGAATCCAACGGCGATGAATTTGCGCATTCCTTTACACCTTGGTTGATTTACGGTATTTCTCTCGTTCGCTCTTTAGAGTCGCTTGGGCCGCGTCGAGTGCGGTTTTTGCGGCTACTGCGGCCTTTTGTGGATACATATCTAGGAGGGAATCCGCGAGGGTTTCAATATGGACCACAAGGAGAGCGTGAACATCGACGTATTTGGGCACCGGGGGAGTACCTGTGGTTTGGGTTGCGATAAACGCCGTCGCCGCATCCACGAATTCAGCGGGGAAATCAAACTTCTGCTTATCGGGGCCGATATCAATAGAAAGAGTCATTTTGGGCATATTTTTATAATCTCCGAGAACGTAGGGAAGCTTGGATTGCGTTTGAGGTACCTGCGCTCCAAGTGACGCCGGAGGTCATTTTTACACCTTCGGGGAAGCCGAGGACGTAAGTGGTGTTGGCGTCGATTGAGGTGGCGGCAAGTAGATACTTACCTGTTCCATCTGTGATGGTGATCGTTGCTGCGGTTCCGGTTACATTCGCTACGGTTACCTGGAAGACGTAGGTATCAGTAGAAGATAGCGCGGTGGGCGAAGTGGGGACCGTTTGAATGGCATCCGTCATTGCGGTATTGCCGTAGGTGAAGCGGGTGGAGCCGCTAGCGCCCACAAGTGGATTTATGATGACCCCGTAAGTGAGGAGGAGGGTGAGGGCGAGAGCATATAATTTAAGCATCTTATTCCTTTTTTTTACTTAGCAGCTACAGTCCAGTCAGTTCCGTTACAGTAGGCAAGAATATGATTTGAGCCGCCTCCGGTTACCACTAACCCCCACTCCGCTGTTGCAGAATCAGAAATAGAAGCTAATGCGCCCTCTCCAGAAGCGGAACAGGCTGTTAGAGTGGCAAAGGTTGAGATAGTGTCGTCAGCGGCTCTTACGGCGACCGCATTACCGAAGCGCTTGAGGGCCGGGAAGGATTTGGTAGAGCCGCCGAATTGGAGAAGTGCGAAATCGGTTGCCGCCGCATTCGCCAGACGAATTGAGCCATCCGCAGGACTATAGATGCGGCTTCTGCCGGAAAATGATAAATACTGCGTAGCATCCAACACCATTGGACCATTGGAAAAGGCGAAGCCCCCAGAGCCTGCATTGCGGAAGTAGATGCCGCCCGTGGCGCTTTCCTCGATGTAGCCCTTTGAGGTATCTGGCCCAATGTAAGTTCTGAGCGTGAAGAGGTAAGCGCTGGAGTCGACGCGAACCAGGCTAGTGCCGCCTGAGTTTTGCACGCGGAACGCATCAGTGCCGCTCTGCGCGCTTCCCATTCGCACGGTTAACGTGGTTACGCCCGTGGATGCCGTGGCGTCGTACACATGCAGGGTGCCAGTGGGGGAGGTGTTGGAGGGGCCGATGCCCGTGGATCCGCTGTTGAGAAGATACAGCGGCCCTCCAGTGCCCCCAAAGAAGTTCCCGATTGTCAGCCGGTTGCTCGCCGAATTGTTGCCCGCGTACGTAAACGAAAACCCCGCCCTGTTGCCAGAGGTGGCGCTAAGCCCAATGGTTGAATAAGCTTCCTGTCCCGCCGTCATGTTCGGCGCGAGCATCTCAAGTATCGGAATATAGGCGTCAGAGTACGTATTTCGTAGCCTTGCGAGTGCATTGATGGCGCTACCGCTAGTCGTAAGAATATCGAAGGTGGAAGTCGGACTCGCCGTACCCAACCCCAGCCTGTTATTCGTCGCGTCCCAATGGCAGCCCGGCGAATCCTGGTTCAGGGTGCCGGATGCGGACACGTACACGCATGCACCAGCCGTGGTGAGGTTGGAGGCCCCTAGAATCGCATCAACAATTCCAGGTATTGAGGTAACTTGGCCAAACGCCAGAAAGACAACGAGAAGCCCCGCGAGGGTTCGCTTAAGAATATTCATCCGTTAAATCCTCCGGGCGCGAACCGCCCCTATAAGCCCCGATCCAGAGGCATACCAAACCATTCCATCTTTCATCTTTTGCCCCTCGGGGAAGGCGATTACATAGGTGGAACCAGCGGGGATGAGGGCGTTTATGAGATGGAAATTAGAGGGGAGGGCAGCATCACGGATATAAACTGTTTCCGCCGCACCCGTGGGGTTATTAATTACGATCTGATAAACGTAGGTATCGTAGGAGGAGAGCGCGGTAGCTCCGGTTGGGATAAAAGAAAGATCGTTAGAAAGGGCGACCGTTCCTGTTGAAAAAACAGAGGAACCCGAGGCCCCCATTAGGGTGAGGGCCAGGAGGGTGATACAAAGGGTGGATAAGAAAATCCAGAGGAATTTCTTCATTTTCTTCGATCCTCTAACGAATGATGAACTGCCACGTCTGGGAGGCGTCGTTGATTGGGGTCCCGGTGGGGTTAATCAAGCGGACGATAACGGTTCCAGCGGTGGCGCACCAACAGCCCACGATACCGAGATTGGCGACAAGGGAGGGGGCTTTTACCTCGATGAAGTGGGTCGGGAGGACCTTATCCCAGGTCACAGAGACATCAAGAGTTTCAGCAGCCCCCACAGAACCGGGGTTTACAGTTTTCTCGGTATAGGCGATATAAGATTGAGCGGTCTTTGGTAGAGCCATGATTAGTTACCTGCGCTCCGATCATTTAGGATTGCGCGCGTAAAACGATCAAAGGCGGCGAGAAAGGGAAGGACCCTAGTGCCGCTTTCATTAGTGGGAAGGGTAATCGTGGTGCCGCCCGAGATAGTCCCACCGTATTTAACCGTTGAGGTATAGGTGATGGGATCCGCGCCGTTATCTACAGCGAGAGAAACTAGGACCGTTGAATTTGCATCAATAGTGCCCGCACTGAAAGCATTCTGGATAGCCCTCAGACACCGCTGAATGGCTGCGTAGATAAGGAAATTAGCGTCCTGTTCGTTTGTAGGAAGCGTGATTGAGGTACCACCCGAAATAGAGCCGTTGCGGTTGGCTACAGTGACCCAAGAAAGGCCGTCTCCTGCGGGGGTGAATGAACCGATGTAAGATGTTGCCATTTAAGTAAGAATTTCTCCTTACTTCGATTATATCAGTCAATTTAAGGCGACGGATCTAAGGTGATGATATGATGAAGGTGCCCCAAACCCAAGAGGGAGGGAAGAGTGGCGTGGCACCCACCACCCACCTTCCTTCCTTTTGGAATATATGGAGGATTTTTGAGCTACAGTGCCCCTCAATCCCCCTTAGTTACGATAAGTCCTTTAGAATCAGTAACTTAGATCAAGAGCGCGCGTGGTTCAACTTTTTAGACCAGCGTTGTTTAGGACAAGTCACGGTAATACCTGGGGATTGGGTTCAAGGTTTTTCCTCGCTAACTACTGCAGGTTCCAACGTCTATGTAACTGGTGTAGGAACCATCGGCCAAGATACCTCCTTTACTCGTTCCGCCGCAGGTAGATATACCCTCTACGACGCCACCCCCACCACAGGTGTTACGACACTCACGGTGCGGGCGGGCACGGGGCAGAGCAGCACGAACTTGGGCAACTTCATCGCGTCCAACGGGACGACATACGCAGGTCTTGCCAACAACGGCACGTTTTTCTCCACCGACTACGTTAGCGCGCTATCCTCTCCGGTCTTCGTGCTGGCTGCGGGTACCTGGAATACGCGCGGGCTAGCGATTACCAGCGACTTCCCGATTCTGTGGTCTAACAGCACGACAAACAGCGGCTCAACCAAAGACCTTGGCCTCGCCCGTGATGCAGCAGGACGCCTTCGAATCTCCAACGGCTCCACTGGTCTAGGCCAAATCATGATCGCCTCTTCAACCCCAGCCTCCGCTGCGGCAACTTGTGCGGCGGGTACTGTGGTTTGGGATTCTGGGTTTGTATATGTGTGTGTGGCTAAAGATACTTGGAAACGTGCGGCTATTGCTACGTGGTAGCTGAAAGGAATTAAAAAAAATGCTAAAACTCTACGCCCTCGCCCTCACCCTCCTCCTCACTTACGGAGTAATCATAAACCCCCTCATCGGCGCTAGCGGCTCCACCCGTTTTACCTACGGCAATACCGCAATGACGGACGCCATTCAAGTGGTTCCTACATCCCCCACGGCGTTATCTTCTACCGATACTTACGTTTTCCAGGTAACCGTAGCGAATGTAACCGGAAGTGCGGCAACGATCACCATCACAGACGGCACCGGAAAATACCTCCTCGCCGCAACCTCAATCGACGCCAACACCACTTACGTCCTAGGATTCCCCGAAGGTGTAAAAATGACCTCGGGTGTTACATGGAGTGCAGGTACCTCAAACGCCATTCAAGC